GAATGTCTTTAATAAAACGATTGACCGCGTAGACGATTTATTCGGCGGCGGTTTCAATCTTAATACCAGGAGTCAAACTAAATGACGACAAAAAGAAAAGCCACCGGCGTAATTAAACACACCTTCCGTTCCGCTTATAATAAAGGGAACGAAAAATACTCTCATGATTTCCCGAATGGAATCACTGAGCAATATCACAACGATGCTTGTGATATTAACCAAATACTGGCTCAATTCATGGAAACAGGAATTATGCCAGCTACAAACCAGAGAACTCCTAATTATATGGACGTCTCTGAAATAGATTTTCAAACTATGCAAAACCAATTAGCAAACGCGAAATCATTATTCGAACAACTGCCGGAACATGTGAAGGCGAACTTCGACAATGAACCCTTCAAGTTTCTACAATTTGCAGAAAATCCACAAAATGCTCAAGCCTTACATGAAATGGGCTTAGCAAATGCTCCTAAAAATGAGCGTATAGCTCAGTCTTTAGAAACACAATCGGACGAGAAGACTACGTCTCTCGCCGAAAGCAAGCCGGATGATTCCGGCGCGGTAGCCGAGTTGTCTACTTGATACAACTCTACTGAGTCGTCCCTCAATGGGGCGCGCTCAGTAAAAAAAACAAATAATAAGGAGAAAACCATGAGAAGACCAAGAAAAATGAACTTCAGAAAAGCAAAAAAATACTTCTCGCGTACTGCGATGAGAACACACAAAAAAAATTCAATGAGAGGCTCACGACCTTTAAGAGGCGGAATCAGGCTATAGCCCCGACGGTTATAGCCCTTTCCCTACCCTTATTATAATGCCTTGTTACCATCCTGTCGAGGGATACCGTCGACCAAATGGACAATGGACCCCACACGATGAGGACTTCTACCCATCTATGACACGACCTTGCGGTATGTGCAATGGCTGTCGCTTTAAAAAACAACAAGAATGGACAGTCCGAAACATGAATGAAGCTTCCCACTGGGGAAAAAATAACTGCTTCATTACACTAACTTACAAAGACGATCAACTCCCAGAAAACAATTCACTAGATTACACACATTGGCAAAAATTTATACGTTCAGACCTCGAACCTTTACAGGGCAGAGGCATGAAAAACTTATACAAATCAAAAAAATTACAAGAAGCATGGGTAACAGCCGACCAACAACCAAGAGGGTACGTTTCCGTCGGCGACGTTAACGTCAAAACCGCTTCTTACGTATCAGGATACGTCTTTAAAAAAATATTCAAACACAACGATCCCGAATACGTATCAGCTTACCAATCTATAGACCCCAAAACCGGAAAATACTCAGATAATGGCTTATGCCTTAGAGAACCAGAAAAACCCCTCATGTCTAGACGTCCCGGAATAGGATACCCATTCTACAAACAATACTACTCAGACCTGTACAGAATGGACGGCGACTGTATACACGACCTAGATGGTCGCAAATTCCCTATACCCCATTATTATGATACTAAATTCAAATCTGATTTCCCTTTAGAATACTCGGAAATCCAAAGCCAACGTGAGGAAAAAGCACTGCTTTACACCGCAGATGACCTCATACAACACGAGAAAAATTTCAAAGCCCGACAGGCTTTATATTCTCGCATCAAACTAAAATAGGAGTAATACATGCAATTAAGTAAATACACAATATTCGATTCAAAATTAGAAGCATACCATCAAGACTATAGCTTAGAAAACGACGCAATAGCCCTTAGACAATTTGCCGATATGGCAAATGAAGAAACACAAATATCAAAAAATCCTGAAGATTACAGCCTTTGGCGTATTGGTTCTTTTGAAACAACTACCGGTGAACTAACCTCAGAAGTTCCCACTTGTATTGCCAAAGCACACGAACATGTGCTAAACTACAATAAAAAGGCAAACAGTAAATAGTCCACCAGGACCTATTAAAGAGATATATAATTAACATAACACAAATTATACGAACAACAAGGCCCCGACATTATGAGAAATCCACACAAAGGTAACACCCGAATTGGTTCTTCTAACCAACATACTTTCGCAGAAATCCCAAGAGCAGATATCAGACGCTCAACCTTCGACAGAAGTCATGGATTAAAAACAACTTTCAACGCCGGCCAATTAATACCAATCTTAGCAGATGAGGCTATACCTGGAGATAGCTTTTCTTGCAACATGACAGGCTTTGCCCGATTAGCAACACCTATCCACCCTACAATGGATAATGCGTTCTTCGATACGCACTTTTTCGCCATCCCTCTCAGACTTATATGGGACGACTTCGAGGAGTTCATGGGCGAAACTAAAACATACACAGCTTCAGGCGCACCATCAGCATCTAACCCATTACCAGAAACGCCAGATTTCACAGCATCAATTCCAGTAGTACCAACCATTACTTCTGGCGGATCAGGCGAAGCCGAACTATCACTATCAGACTATCTCACTATACCAACAAAAGTACCCGGACTTAAATTCTCAGCCTTATGGCATCGCGCGTACCAATTAGTCTACCAGGATTGGTTTAGAGACGAAAACCTACAAAAATTACCAGAAATATCAACAGCTTCTGGAAATGATACAACTACATATCCAATCCGTAACAGAGGCAAACGCCACGATTACTTTACATCAGCATTACCGTGGCCACAAAAAGGCCCAGACGTAACATTACCTTTAGGAACAAGCGCACCTGTTTTCGGTGACGGTACAACATTAGGTTTAACCGATGGTACAAATACTGGCGGTTTAGGACGTAACGCAGGTGGTAGTGTAATATCACGACAAAATGTCTATGGTTTACCTGTAGGTTCGACCCCTACAGGAGCTGAACTCAATGTTAATGAAAGTTTCGGTGTCGTAGAAACTGGTACATCTGGAATCTATGCAGATTTAACAAATGCTACTTCAGCAACAATTAATCAACTTCGACTTGCATTCGCAACACAAAAATTTCTTGAAATACAAGCCCGAGGCGGTTCAAGATATATCGAAGTAATAAAAAATCATTTCAACGTCACTTCACCTGACGCTCGACTTCAAAGACCAGAATTCTTAGGTTCTGGATCGTCACCCATCAACATAACACCAGTAGCTCAAACTTCATCTACTGATGCTACTACACCACAAGGTAACCTTTCCAGTATCGGAACTACCGTACTATCAGGTCACTCTTTTACAAAATCATTTACAGAACATTCTATAATTCTTGGCCTAGTCAGTTGTCGCACAGATCTCACATATCAGCAAGGTCTCAACCGCCAATTTTCACGTGAAACTATATATGATTACTACTGGCCTACTCTTGCTACAATAGGCGAACAAGCTGTCCTTAACAAAGAAATATACGCTCAAGGCTCAGCTAACCTAACTGAGGACGCTGCAAGTTGGGGCTTCCAGGAGAGATACAGCGAATACAAATATAAACCAAGCTCCGTTACCGGACGATTCCGCTCAAACGCTACTACTTCCTTAGACTCTTGGCACTATGCTCAAGAATATTCATCCCTTCCTCACTTAGGCGCTGACTGGATACAAGTAACCGACGAAAACGTCCAGCGCACACTAGCTGTAGCAAGCGAACCACAATTCATATTCGACTGTCTATTCAAAATAAAAGCTACGCGACCTATGGCACTTTACAACGTACCTGGCGGGACACACTTCTAATGCTTCAAATACCTACTATCTATTTGGATAATGTACCACCTGGTATTTCCTATGGAAACCCTCACCACGACTACGGTTCTGGTGGGGCTTCATCAAAAAAAAAAGTATGGACTTCACTAGCTTTTTAGGAGACGCACTTGGCGGACTCTTTGGATACAAAGGGACCAAAGATACCAATGTCGCCAATGCACAACAAGCTCAACGCATGATGGACTTTCAAGAGCGAATGTCCAACACAGCACACCAAAGACAAATGGCCGATATGCGAAAAGCCGGCCTTAACCCTATACTATCAGGCAAATATGGCGGTGCATCATCGCCTTCAGGAGCCCAAGCAGTTATGCAAAACCCCGCAGAATCTACGATCAGGGGTGCAACTGCTAAACAAACACTTACTAACATGAAGTCTAATCAACTTCTTACCGAGGCTTCTACTGCTAAAGAAGCAGCAGTTACTCTTCAATATCTTGCAGATATACCAGAAAAAGAAACCAGAGGCAAACTCTGGA